AATCCGTTTTTTCAGAATATCCTAAAGCTTCATATACTTGATTAGCAAGAGTTGGATTAGATTCAAATAGTTCTTCTACTCCTGGTTTAATATTTTTAGATTGAGTAGGAGAACCTAACTTAGTTTCATAAAATGGTTGAGGTACCTCACCTTTATAAGTATTCCATAGATAGTGTGCAACAGCATCACCCTGAATAGCGGCAAGGTCTTTATACTCCTTATAGTTTACATTTGGACAAAATTTCATCGTAGTATTTATTATTTATAAACCACATTCACGTTTAACCTTTTCCCCTAAATCTTCAATATCATATGGGTTAGGCATATCATTTATCATATCTCCCATAGTTTCTGCTTCTGCTTGAGCAAGATACGTAGGGTCCATGAATTTACTAAAATCACCAGGTAAATTTAATGCATTTCCTGTAGCATTAGTAGTAGGTTTAGATGTATTATTTTCCACAGCAGGTGTTGCTACTGGTTTAGTAACAGCAGGTATTATAGTAGTATCTGTAGCAAATAAATCAGCATCTAAATCATCAAGAGCATCTATTCCAACAATAGAGTCACTACTTGTAGGTTGTGCTACTATTGTAGTAGTTGGTTGAACAGTAGCTGGAACTTGAGGAGCAGGTTGCCCTAAAGCAGCTAGTTGCTCATTAACTAACTTATCAATGTTGGAATTGATTTCATTAATTATATCTTCTAATTCAAACTCCTCTAATTCATTTCTTACTTTTTGTTTAAATTCTTCTATAGTGTTAGATGTAAGATTGTATGGTACAGGAGGGAAAGAGCTAAAACCATTAATAATTTTGCCAAGAGTAGATGTATATTGTAGTTCATAATCCTCTTCTGCAGGGCCCTCTAATTCATCTCCTTGATACTCAATTTCGTTTGAAAAAGGTTCTGCATATCTATTTAAAATTGCTAAAGCTTTTCTTTCTGCTTCAGCTCTAGCATCTGTAGAAACAGGAGCTGGTGTTGTAACAGCAGCATTAAAAGGCTCTACTATTGTAGTAACAGCTTTAGCTTGTAAGTCTTCTTCTACTTCTACTGGTTTTTCAACAGTGCTAATGTTGTTTAAGTTCAAACCTAAGTTATAGTATACTGAGCCGTATTCGTTAACTACTGGAGTATCAGTACCTAGAATTGCTCGAGACCCCATACCATCCTCTCTATCATTTATAAGTTCTGTTTCTGAACTTAAGTATGCTCCATAACTATAATACTCAACTCCGGTAATTGGAGATACAAATGGAGCATTAGATGCAAGTCTTTCTTTAGATACTTGCATTTTCTTTTTGCTAAGCATTGACTTAAATTCTTCAGCAATAACTTCTCCGGATATTTTGTATGCTGCAGGATCTTTAGATACTGTTTTTAAATCAATACCTTTTTCATTTTCTTCAGCAACTACAAAAGAGAATGATGGTATTTGCCCATTTAGTGCTCTTACTAATTCAGCACGGCTTAGTGATATGTAACTATTAGCAGTAGGACTGAAGAAAGTAAATACGATATTACCTGATCTAGTCAAGTAAGCCATACTAAACTCTCTGTCATTCTTAACCATTTGAATAGCTCCATCCTCTTCAACAGACCCAACCATATCATCTGGTAATGCTGCTACTGGAATAACATTAAATCCGATCAAATCAAACACTTTAATATGATCTGCAGCATCTTCACTTTGAAGCAATGAAATAGTGGTGTTAACTACTTGCTCATTAACATCTCTAGTTGACAATGGTATTGGAACTGGAGTACCGTCAGGGTTAAGTACAATTGCTATGATTTGACCAGGAGTAAACTCCCCACTTAATCCCTCTACAGAAGTAAGATCATACCCTTCTTGCATAGCAAGTACGGGCTGTATCTTATTTCCTTCTAAACGAGTTTGACCGACATAAGCTAAAGCTACAGTTTGTTCTCCCTCTATAGCAGAAAGAGGATAGAAGAATACATCTCCACTAACCATTCTACTATTAGCTATATTCTTACTTCCAAATAATTTAGTAGCATTAGCAATAGGAGTTAATCCTTGTTGTGCTAAATTGAATATGTCTTGTCTTGACTTACCAATATTAACTGCATTATCAGGATTGTAAGCTTGTAGCATACCTACACGAACTCTTTCTCCAGTAGTTGGGTCAATAGTTATTACAAAAATTGGAACGTCAGTCCAATCAGTAAATTCAAAGTCTGTGTCTGTACGTACTTCAAACTCTACTTGGAAAGTTTGTTCAAATTCAGGACTAGTTAATACGTCTGGGTAAACTTCAATCTCTACCCCATTAACTGTCTGCTTAATTTTATTAGCAGATGATGGGGCACCAGTTGGACTAACAAGTCGTTTAGTGTTTTCTCCAGATCCTATAGTTTCAAATTCTATCGGAGCTAATTGAACATCTAAGCTTCCTTGTATTACAACCGTTGGAGTTGAGTTAGCTGTTTGTTGAGCTGGTAAGTCTTGACTTTGTTGAGCAGGACTTGGGGTAACAGAAGCTCTAGCTATTTCAGCGTTCTTTTTACTGATTGCTTCAGCCTCTTCTTTATTTATACCTTCTGCCTGCGTAATTTCGATTCCTTCTGCAGGAGCGAAATCTGTTCTTGTAGCGTCTTGTTCTTCAGCCTCTGTCTGAGTTCCTTCGGCAGTCTGACTTTCGTCACTGCGTCCTTCAAGCTTTTCTGCATTTACGTTATCTATTAAGTTATTACGTTTAGCTATCTTTTCTCTTACAATAGCTAGTTTTCTTTGAGTATCGGTCAAGCCGGCATAAAATTCCGGACCAGGAGAAAAGTCTGGCATTCTCATTAAACTAGTATAGCTTTCTATTTGAGCTACTAATTCAGATTCTTCATTTTTTAAAGCTTCGAGCTCAGCATTTACTGACTCAGTTATTTGTTCAGCTTCTACTTCTAAAGGAGCCTGTTCAATCTCTACTGGAATTTGACCTTGAGTTAAGTCTGCTTTTTCAGCTTTAGCTGCAGCTTTTCTTTCTTTCAAGATACCAATACGATAAGTCATAGCTTTTTGATAAGCTTGCTTTATCTTTTTAATATCTTTGACCATTTGTTCTTTATCAAATTCTTTTTTAGTAAATCCTGCCTCCTTAGCAATTTGCCATTCAACTTCTAATATTTCATTAGCTTCAGCAATTTCAGATCTTAATACTTCAATTTGAGCTCTTAAGTCTGCATCACTTAAACCGGAGACTTTTTGTGTTGAATTTATTACCCCATCTACCACAGCAGAAGGAGTACTGTCAACTTTCTTTCCTTCAGTTTTTTCAAACTCTAAAATCTTAACACTATCTTGTAAAGCAGCTTCTGCTTTTATTGCATTTTGCTCTTTGGCCTCTTCTAAAGTTTGAGTTTGATTTTCTCTTAATGAGTTATCTTGTAAATAAATTATATACGAAAGAGCATCAACAACAGCATTTTCAAATTCAGATTGTTCGTTATATGCAGGATCGGCCGGATCGATTCTTTTAAATGTTACGTAATTACCAGTAGCTACATCTAATAATCGTACTCCAACAATATTACCATTTTCATCTTCTAAGATAGCATTGATACTATCATCTTCAAAGTTCTGATACTTTCTACCATTAATAGTAAAAGTAGCATTATCTTTAGATACAGTTACTTCCCCAAAAGTTCTAGCTTCGACATCTGTTAACTCTGTAATAAAATCTGCAGTCTCTCCTTCTGGAGTAGCAACTGGCATGCCCGTTACAGATATAGTCTTAGCTTTAGTTTCTTCTCTCTTTCTAAGAGCTCGTCTGTATGCTAGCTTCTCTATATCTGATAAGTTTTCTTCATTAATAGCCCCGAAAGATTCTTCAGACATATTAGAGTATTCTTCTACAAGCTTATTTTCTTTTTCTAAAAGCTGTTTACGTTTCTCACGAGCAGCAGCTTTCTTTTCTGGGTCGGCTTGCTCAGGGAAATATTGCTCTAAGTCTTCACTAGTCTCAGCATTCTCAATAATAGTATCAGCTTCTTTATTAGCATTCTCTTTATCTTCAGCTTGCTGAGCTTTAAATTGCTCAAGTATAAAGTTTTCAAGCTCTGCATTTGAAGATGTTAAAAGACCAGTATATGAAATTAGACTACTTCTTCTAGCAATGTTAGACCTTAAGTCTGAAAATATTTTATTGAAAAGCATAGCATCTGCAGGGTTAGTTGCAACTAATGCTTTATCTATCTCTTCAATTTGCTTATAAAGTTTATTATCTGGAAGAATATTTAACTTACTAGGATTTAGTCTAATTGTACCTTTTGAAGTATCAATTTCTAAATCCCCAGTTTTGATAGCAAAAAGAATATCCGGAGTGATAAGACTAGTGATCTTACGTAGTGATGGGATATCCTCTCCAGCTTGCATTAGCTTATCATAAGTTTCATCTATAGTAGCATCTAAAGTATCAATATCTGAGAAATTCCTTGCAACTAAATCAGCTGCCTCTCTTCTCAGTTGAACTCCCATTTGTCTAGCTAACTTAGTTTCAGTAGAGCCATTCATATTGAGTAGTCTAGAAATTAAATCATTAGATGGGGTATACCCTTGAAGTATATCCTCTACCTGCTCGAGTCTTTTAGAGTTTAATTTAGCTTTGTTTATTACATCATCAATTAACTCTGTTTGAGTCTTGCCAGTCTGCTCTTTAATTGTACGAGTTTCATCATAACCAAAGCTCTTAATAAATTCAGCTTCTGGTAAACCTTTAGCATCTTCTAATCTTTCATAGAAATAGTCCATTGCTCCGAGTTCACGGTAACGACGAGTTTCACGATTAATAATTCTATTTCTATAAATTTCAGCAGAGGTTAAATCATTCTTTCCTAAAGCTTCTTTCATTTTAGCTACATCATCTAGATTAGCTTTACTATCTGCCATGTTAGAGATAAGATTCCCCATCACATCAGAGTTAAGCAAGTTGATTACCTTAGTAGTATTTTCAGCTTTAGCTTTTGCTAACTTTTTTTCAGCACCAAACATTCTGCTTAGAGTGCCTGATCCTCCTCCGACGATAGCTCCAATAAGTACACTTTCAAGACCTTCTTTTGTACCAAAGGTTTTAGATAAGCCACTAGTTATTGATTCAGCAAAATCATCACTTACCTGATACCTAATTGCAAATTCAGATCCTGCAAACTGCCCTGCTTCTTGGGCAGACTCGTAAGCCATATTCTTTGCAATAGGCTGCAGCATTTTATAAGACTTATTAAAGAATTTAGCTGTAGCTGCATCTGGAATATCTTCTATCCATTTTGGAGCTCCTTTGGTTCCTACGTTCTTTATTCTATTAAAGCTTGGAGCTACTTTATTTTGTATTCCAAATATAGCTTTACCAAACATCATAAGGTTAGTTGGGACAAGAACAGCCATGTTAATACCAAAAGCTGTGTTACCAGCAGAATTACCATCAGCAGTAATCTGGTCCATAACTTCTAACGGCATTTCCATTCCTGGATTTTCTTCCTCCCACTTAGCTACTTGTTCTTCAATGTATCTTTTCTTTGTCTCACGAGCTTCAACAGATGCTTCAGCCAGTGACATTTGTGTACCTATAGTAGCATGCTGAGCTGCAGTTTTAATTTTAGCTCCACGAGAATAATTTTGTAATACTTTTCCAATATCAGCAGCTTTATCTCCATTGTTAATACCTTTAGCTACTTTATACATAGCATTACGAGATGGGGAAATTAAACTTCCAACATCATCAACTTTAGTCATAACTTGACCAAGTTTCCCGATATTTCCCATCCTTCCTATTAAAGCTGCTTCCCCGGTACCAACAAACATAGAAGCAATAGAGCCGAGTGTATAACCAGCACCATTAGCTACTTTATCAGCCCAGAAGTTAGCTGTCCCTAAATTAGAAAGTACAGAGCCGTATTGCTCTTCTTGAGTGTAGTAATTTGGGAGTTCTGTTTGGGCCCATTCGTTAATAGAATCTATTCCTCTACCAACAGGGTTATCATAGAAGCTTCCATTCCCAAACATCATATTTCCTAATCCAGCTATTACTCCCACAGTGTTTTCTGCAAAAGCACCACCTGCGGTAATCAAAGCTTTAGTTAATCCGTTAACCCATTTTTCTCCAGTACCTTGATTCTGAGCTCGAGTTTCATTCCAATCTGCAAAAGGATCTAATGGTACACCATAATCAGTGTAATTTTGAATTGGTTCTGGATAAGCATTAGTTAAATCAATAGCTTGCCTTCTATCACTTAAAGGGTTTCTAGTAGGACCTCCAGAAAAATCCATTTCTTGGGATTTTAATCCGGTTAAAGCCTCCAATGTACTAAAGTTAGCATTAGATGTAGTATCCTTAGTACTTATTTCTGTTTCAGGAAGTCCTGTTAGTTTGCTTAATATAGATTCTGACATAATTTACTTATGGGTTAAAGAATGGGATGCCGGTCCCTTTTTGTTTACCTACTAATAAAGCCTGTATAGTTGGGTTATCCATGTTTTCAAATTCAGCTTTATTTACTTCAATTAAATTACCTTTACTGTCTACTTTATATCCTTTTCCTTCTGAATTTTCAATTTTAATTAAAGGATTATCATCACCATTACTTCTTACTGTTACTCTTAAGTTTTGATTAGGATTAAAGTTGTTATACAAATCAAAACTCATTTCATCACCTTTATTTCTAGTATTGTATTTATCAACAGTAGTAGCAAATTTCATTAGATTAGATTCCATATAATTCTGTAATTGAGGACTAGTTACACGTTTAGAATCTAACATAACAGTTTTTGTATTGCCATCCCCATCAACTAATTGTAATTCCCATCCACCATTTTCTCCATATTCTGGAGCAAACCCGTATTTATTAACTTTGTAACCAGTCAGATCAGATCCTTTTGTATTAATTCCAGCATCGTCTCCTGAAATATTTACAACTTCCATATCAGAAGGTATAACCATATTTTTAAAATACCCTTCTGCAGCTTTTGTTGCTAAACGAGATTCTTCAGGAGTCATTCCTGGTAAAGCTCCGTAGTGTACTAAAGTAGAAGTTTTAATCTCTTTAAACTTATCACTAACATCTGATCTAGTTGCAAGTTTTTCAAATTTATTTAAAAGCTGCTGTGAACTCACTTTAGTTTCATCATCAATATCAATGATGTCTTCAGAATTAGTAGAGTATCTATTAATATAATTTTCAAATGAGGTTTTAAATTTATCTTGAAAAGCTAATTGAAATTTAACTCCCTCATTAGAAAATGGATTAGTAAGTACTTCTTTTAATTTATTCAAAGTTTCTCCACTAGTTGTAGTTCCAAAAGTTTCTTTAATTGTTTGAACAACTGATGGGTCAATAGCTTCAATTTCTTTAATACTGACTGATTTATCAATAGCAAGATCAATTTGCTGTTGTATTCTTAATGCTTCTGCTTTTAATCGTTTTCCTCTATCTTGTCTTTCTCTTTTTACATCTGCACTAATTCCTTCTTCTTCAGCATCTCTGTAAGCAGCCATTGAAGCTTCAAACATTTTAGTCATATTCCCACGTTGCTCTTCAACAGTAGCCCCGTCTCTAATATCAGCGGTAACATTAGTATATCCAGTCATTTGTGGGTTATTCATCTCCCAATCTTTTTGAGCTTTATATCCAGCTAACCACTTTTGATCATAATCAATCATTCTTGACTGACTTACATTTTGATATGAAGCAGCTTCAAGCACAAACTCTTCCATAGGCCTGAACATATCATTAGCAAGTCTTTGTCTTACGTATTGATATCCAGCTTGTTCGTCTTGACTTGCACTGTTTATAGTTTCTAGTTCAGAACGTAGCTTAGCTACAGTATTTAAATACTGCTTTTTAGTTGAAGTGTTTAATCGACCGGATTCTATCTCTTTAGTAAGTTGATCGATAGTACTTGATATTCTTTGACTTTGAGATTGTAAAGCTTCCGGAATACGTCCTTGAGAGTACAAGTTATAAGCTTGCATATCAGACATTTGCCCTATATAAGCTTTAACATCTGGCTCATCCATTACCATATTAATAGCTTGTTGGACAACTTTTGGATCAATTCCTTTACTACTTCCTTCTACCGTAACTTTATACATGCCATCTGGCCCTTGAGCTACGTTCATATTCTTATTTGAATATTCTTCAGGCTTAATTATCTCAATAGCTTTTTTAATCCTATCAAATACTTTAGGGTCTTTTATAATACCAGGAGCAGCAAACATTGACCCTTCTTTAACTCGGCCGGTTTCCGGATCCATCTCAAATCCTTTATACCCTCTCGTCATATAATTTTTATACAACTGAGCATACTCTGCATTAATATCACCTTTTTCGTAAGCTTTACTTACTTCTTGCAAAGCACCCTGGTACCTCTTATAGTTTTCTTCAATTGGAGCATAATCTTTAGCAAATTGCTTAGCTGTACGGTGAATCTGAAATCCAAGATTCTCGTAGTCACCTCTTTCTGCAAGTTGAGCCAATGCATTCTCAGTCTGACGTTGTAGCTCTCTTTTACGAGTAACGTCATTCTCAAATGCAGATGCTGCCTGCATTTGTTCTACAGCCATAGTTAACTGATCATTTGCTTGAAAGTTAGATAGGAATCTTTCTCGTAAAGTCTCAGATATTTTAACTGATTGAGGGTCAACATAAGTTGACACATATTCTCCAAATCTATAAGGCATATCTTAAATCTTTAAACTTTTGTTTTATTATATTTCAACTGTCCAAGTCTAGACACATACTTTTTAACTCCACCTTTTTGTTTTTCTTCTTTAGGTTTAGGCTGTGGAGCTACAATATTGACAGGATATTTCTCAGCTGCAATATTAAGTATTTCATCTTCAGTTAGACCATAGTAAGGTGAAGTTTTTTTCTTTCTGTCTTTTAGTGCTTTTTCTACAAAGTTGAATCGATCATAACTTCCAGTTTCATCTACAGCTCTTGAGCTTTATATTGTAACCGATCTCTATAAATACCAGTAGCTCCTCTAACTCCAGCTTCTAGAGCCCCAAGTGTCTCTTCTCTCTTGTATTGCTTTTCCCCAATTTCAACTTGTTTGTTAAATTGAGCAATATCAGCTCTCATAGCATCAGACTTAAGTCCAGCTTCAACATTAAATTGAGAGGCCTGTTGACCCAATCTAGCTTCTTCTGCAGCTAACCCTAAATTAGCTTTTTGTTCTTGGTCAGCTATTTGAAGCATCTGATCATTAAGCTTAGAGTTAGTTGCCATCATAGCAGCAATTCCTCCAGGACCAGCATTTTGATTTTGTATGGCTGTTTTAATACCTTGAGTAAGTTGAGTGGCTGAAGCTCTTTCTTGATTCATGTTAACTCTTGGAAGAACAGCTCCTTTAACACTTGCAGGCCCCGGTCCAACAGCAATAGGAGCAGCTGGTTTGTAAGGATTAAGCAAGGCATATCCTGCAGGTACCATTTGTAGAGCCCCGAATAACAAACCTTTATCCATACCTTCATTTATCTCACCTTTAGGCATAGCTACACAATTACCATTTCTATCACGGTATTGCCCAGGAGGACAAGCTTGATATTTTTCTGGAAGTTCAGGGGCAGGTGGTATAGCAGGAGTTTCATTTTTAACATCCTCTACTTTAACATCTTCTTTTTTAGGCTCATCTTTAAGTTTAGCATTTTCCATAGCTAATCTAACTGCTTCGTGGAAAATGCCGGGGTCATTATCTGTAGCTTCTTTTCTAATTATTTTTACAAGGTCAGCTCCAGTTTTACCTGCTGCTCTAAGTTTTACTTGTTCTGCAAAAGGGTCTGTAGAAGCTGCATATGTTTCAATATACTTAGCTACTTCAGCAGCAGTGTCTTCATCATTTAAAGCTGTATTAACTTCATTTTTCCAAGTCTCATAGTTTTCTGGAGCCCAAATAGGATTCTTTTTAGCATTTTCAAACTGTGGAAGAAGTTTTGGATCTTTAGCTCCAATTAATTTATCTTTAGTTTCAGTAGCTCCTTCTTTAATTACAGTAGCAGTTTTATTTTCCCCAGCAGTTTGATATTTACGAACACCTCCGTAAGCAGCTATTTGTTTTGGATTACGGCCGGCTATCTTTTCTTGCTTTTCAGCTAGAGCTTGAATTTGTTCTTGACTAGCACCAGACTTAACCATACCTTCGTGAATCTTAGCAAAGGACTTGCCTCCGAGTTTTAAATACTCAGAAAAGAAATATTCTTTAGACTGTACTTTTCCACCCTTTTTCATTAGTACTGTATCTTTAGTTTCGTTGTTCTCTACCTCTGTAAGTGGACCTTCCATTATCCCACCTTCATCGTGAGTGTTACCTATGTACTTAACTTCACCGTTAGGTCCAATTGGAATTTCGTATCCTCCAGGAAGCTGTTTAGCTCCTCCTAATTGAGCATAAAAAGAAGGGGTAGATTGCATGTCCATATTAGTAGAGCTTGCATATCCAAATCCGGTTTGTGGTCCGGCCAATCTAGATCTTAAAAATGCTGAATTATAATCTCCTGCAATTCTGGTTTTTTCTTCTTTTAATCTTTCAGCTTCTTTTTTAGCTTCTTTATTTTCTTTACCTGCTTTAATAGCCCCAACACCTGCTCCAATACCTGCTCCTATGATTCCTCCAATTACATTCCCAACTCCGGGGAGAATAGATCCAGCAGCAGCACCGATACTAAAACCAGTACCTGCAGATTTAAGCATGCTTCCTCCTACATTACCTCGAGATTCTTTTTTAGTGAAAGTATAAGGATTATCATCGTCAGCTCTATTCTCTATAACAGTACCAGCAATATTAGCTCCTATTCCAATTCCAGCACTTGCTAAACCTGACATTTGAGGAACAGTAGAAGCAGCAGTGGATGCAACAGTAGATGTGGTAGAAGCAGCTTTACCAGCACCGGCAGCAGAAGCATCAAATACTTGTGCTGTAGGAGTAGGCCCAACTGTGCTGCTTAATATTGAACTTCCAGAATCAGCAACTGGTGCCACTCCAGGGGCAGCACCGAATGGCTGAGAGGCAGCAAGAGAAGCTTGGCCAGCATCTACTGGTTTAGGTACCATAAATTTCCCTAGTATCCCCTTTGATGCATCAGACTGAGCAGCTTTTACTAGTGACCCAGCTCCTTTAGTTATTGCTTGGTTTTGAGTTTGTTTTTTTCTTTCTACAGAAGCTTCTTGAGCTTTTTTAGAGGCTATCTCAATTTCTTCTGTTTCTGTTAACACTCTCCCTAAACTAGCTTCAGCTACAGCCCTATCTTCTTCACTAAGTACAGGAGTAGCACTCAACCCGATAGCATTATACCCTAAAGAGTAATCAGTTGTACTTTTAGGACCTGCAAATTGGTATTTATTAATTTTCTTTTTTAAGGGTTTCTTTTTCATTATCTAAAGGATTGTCTGTATGCAACAGAGGCTGAATACAAATTTATTAAAGTTTTGCTTTCGTTGTTAGCAATTAATCTAACTCCTATAAATTTATCTACAAACTTTCTTTTTTCATACCAAGGTTTGTTAGGGTTTATATAAGCTGTATTTATAACACCTTCTGTCACAAACATTGAAATAGTTTGTGACGTTACTGTAGAACCTAAGTAATCATCACCTTGAACATTAACCTGTCCATTTACTAGACTTGTACTTACAACAGTATTAGATAAATCTCTAAAGTCGTTAAATGACCACTCGTTATCAGTTTTTCTTATATTCTTTAAGTATACTAATTCTGTTTCCCCACTTATTTGTGTAGTATTGTAAATGTAGAAGCTAGTAAATCCAGGGTTAAATTGTTGTTTAACTTGCTGAATACTTCTAGGAGTTTTAGTAAATACATCTGTAAAGAATTTGACAGATTGTGCTATTTTATCTTGAATTTTACTATTCATTATACCTTGTTGAGATCTTACAATTTCACCAGTCATAATAAAATCAATTTCAAAATTGGCCAGTTTATCATAAATAAGGCCTGGATTTTCCATATCATCGTGGCTATACATTTTACTTGGAAAGCTTGGATCGAAGCTGTACAAAGTTGTAGAGTTATATGCATATAAAGGAGGCAAGTAAGTATGTCTACTAGCCCATACTTTGAATGTAGTAGAAAAACTTAAGGTCCAACCTGATTTAACAAAGTATGTAGGATCTGCAAAATTTAACTTTTTATTTTGCTTTTTATTAATGAATACATTTTCAACTGGATCGTATACAATTGTACCATTATTAAACAAGGTAATAAAAGTTTGAGTTGGGGCTATCTCTTTTTTAGTGATAAGTATTCTAGAAAACCCAGGATCGTAAGAAGTAATAAATCCATAGTCCCCAGTTGGGGCATCTATATTAATGTCTGTAAAATTGTATCCAAAAGCTTCTAAAGTAAATGGTATATTTTCGTCACACCAAGTATCTAAACCATTCTCACTTAACTCGGCAACTTGGCCGGCAATTAAGAAAATCTTTCTTGCCTTGTAAGCTACAAATACATATCCTTCTTTGGTAAGTAAAGAGCTAAACAAGTTGTAATTTCCTACATACCCTTCTTGAGTTTGAATAAACTCGTCAGGTTCTTGAGCAAATAGATCCCCGGTACCAATGTAAGCTTGGGTAGCGTCTCCGAGTTCTAAGTTTTGTTTACCTTTAGTTCTAAATAAGCTACGTTCAGTGTGAATATAAAGCAGGTTGTCAAGTTTAAAGATATTAGTAATCTGCCCTTTATTTTGAGCAAAGTCTTTGTAATCCAATGCTAAAAAATAGCTGTAAGTATCATTGAAATTCCCATCTTGAACTACAGATCTAATTACCCTATTAGGGAATAGATTAGTTGACTTATCTCTTTTTGAGAATGGGATAGTAACTCTAATATCTTGTACTAAAGAATACTGATCTTCATACAAGATATTATCCATCTTAGTTAAGTCTGCTAACGGACTTCTGTATACTACATCGGCCGCTGTAAACTTATCAAAGTATAAACTATTACTAACAGGTACTCCTTTTTCAGTATCTCCAGCATGTCTAAAATTTATGTTATCGTCAGACTCTACAAAGTATTGGATAACTGTAGATACTGGGTCAACATCTCCTTTTACCCAGTTATTTTCATTTGCAATAGTATGCAATCTTTGGTCTAAATTACCAACTCCCCATAATACTCTGATTCCATAAGTATTTCCAGCTGTTATGTTTACAGGAATATCCCCATATAAAAATCTACCCCAATCAGCATTAGCATTGCCCGGATGGGAAGCATTAGTACCTTTAACAAAATACTTCATTGCAAAACTTTGAGATGTAACTCGATATCCGTATCTACAAATAAAAGTATCTCCCCCAAATATTGCATTTGTGGTTACTCCGGTATAATATGAATCTATATCAGCTTTTTGAAATGGATTTTCTCCTTGACCTGTTTCATAATCTATTTTAGAATCTATTGGGTGGTAATATCCAGTAAATACTAATTGCTGAGCATCAAAAGGTTCAAACACATCTGTCTTTGCAGAACATAGATTTAGTAAGTAAAAGTTAGGTCTTCCTATACTAGCCTCTGATTTTTGAATAGTAGTTCTGTTCGGTAAAAGTGTTACAAATTCGTCTACCACATAAGCTTCCCCACCTTTATTCAACCAAGCATCTGAATAAAATCCTCTTAGCACTGGTAAACCTGAAGCTAGACTTAAAGCTATTGAAGATTCTCCACTGTTATTAACTAAATAAGTAGCTCCTTTAAATGCCGTACTAGATACATTTTTAAGGAAAGATAATCCTTGTAAGTAAGTAGCACCGTCAGGTTCAATCATAAAGACGGAACGAAGACCTGATAATATTTGATCTTGGTTTGATTGTGTCCAATATCCACTTGAAGAACCGGTACCAACATCTATACCGGCTTGCCCAGGACGTGAATACTTGGCTGCAATAACAACTCTTCCATCTAAATTTTTTGGGCCAGGTACATCAAAGAGTGAGTCATTTGGATTATATTCATAATCTATAGTATTCCCTAAATCAGGATGCACCCATGCATAATCATCATCTCCATAAGCTGCACGAAATGTTTTAAATCTATAGTCTACTCCTGTAATTCCTCCAATTCCTCCTCCTTCAATTCCAATTACAGTCGGAATTGCATTTTTATACCCACCTCTCCAATATTGCATAGTCATAACATATTGGATGTCGACGTGAGTAGTAGTAGCTACAGTATGCTTTTTTCTAAGCAAGTTAAAATCATGCATTTGAATTACTGGGTGCCCTAAATAAGTACCAGAAGTAGCTGCATTTTCGGTAATTAAAGAACGAGAGTGAGTAAACCCACTCATATACCACATCATGTGTTTAGAGTCTTTTATTGCATTTTCTCTTTGATTAGCTATACTACCTGCTAATATTGGGACTGCAGGAAAGCTAGCACTCTGCCCAATAATAGTTTTATTAGGTTGAGTTCTTTTAGCATAATAGACTTTAAATCCTTGAATTTGCTCAAGGATAAATCGTGGTATTTTGATATCGCTAAGTCGTACAAAAAGTATTCTAACAGATTCTTCGAATGTAACATCTCCCTCGTCACCTGAATCATTACTTAGGTTAGGAGTTGAAAAATCAAAGCCGTGCTCAATAAAAGAGAAGTTAGCATTTTTATTAGACGGCATCTTATGGTGTCTTACTTTTTTATTTGTTAACGTATCTTCATATTGAGGAATACCTAATGAGTTAGTTCCCCATATTTCAAACTCTGGAGAGCTGGGATAAGTTTCATGTTGGTTCTCCCAAAAACCCGTAGATTCGTTTGTAGTTAAAAGAGAAGTATCTGCGTATTGGTATACCAACGCTTTTGGGTCAAATCTTGCAGTCTCTTCTAAACCAGGAACATTTATAACTTGCTCTTTTTCTGTATCATTAACTATATTACGGCCAGGAATATGATAGGCAAAAGTCTCTGAGCCATCTTTTAATACTAAAGAGATGTAAAATGCATAAACTTCTCCACGTCTGTAAGTCTTCTTTTTATATAAAAGAGAGCTATCTCGATATCCTTTAGAAGCATTTTTTTGTAAAGCAATGATATTTTCAAGGTATGGAAACATTTTACCATCCTGTTTCCAATAATCAGTAGGGACTATAGATTGATCTTGTTCCCCATTAGAGGCATCTGGATTTATAATTTTAGCATAACCTTCATTCAAGTTATAGTGATCATAACGACGTGGGTCAAAGTTTTCTATTTTTTGTGTTCCTACACTTAGCTTAATACGATTAGCAAATCTTTGAAAACCTAAATCTTTTCGGCCGGTCAAATTGGCCATATATAATCTATTATCAAGCTGTGTTAACGATCGACATGTTAAATACCTAACCTTATCTATAATTGTATCTTCTACTGCTGCAGATGCTACTGTTTCTATTCCACTGTAAACAATGTTAAAGTTCGTAGATATCTCCACTGGTTCTAACTTATATACAAATTGAGCTGTTCCAACTCTTTGAATAACGTATGGAACAACGTATTTATAATCAGACGAAGATATTTCTACTTCCCAAGAAATTGATTTAGCTGTTTGAGTTTCGTTAGGGGCTCCACTGATCATTTCAAATGGAATAGTAGCCTCATCTGCAGGTACTATGTAGACAGGGTTTGATACTGTAAGTACGTTAGTTTCAGTAGAATCTTCATCTGCATAAGACAAGCCTAAGAAGTAAGTACCTGACTCAACTCCTCCCCCACGAAGTATTTGAACATCATTGAATTGTGGTATTGGGCCAGAATGCTTAAAAATATTCAGAGTTTCAATCTTAGCTCCTGGTAAATTGTATAAATAAAATGGAGTAGCTAATGGGTTATCAGCTAAGAATTTTTTCTGTTTGCTGACATTAAATACTCTTGGGGGATTGTAACTAGAAATATAATTAATACCAGTATTAGGTTCTGTTGCTAAGTTATAGTAATTATCTGTAAAATAGATAATTATATCTCCTGTTGGAGATATTCTAAATTCTCCGTAAACTGTGTGATTAAGATCAAAGTTAAGATCTCCTAGTTCAGGTTGTAATAGACCGGAGTTACCTGGAGTAATAAGTAAAAATTCAAAGCTATTTACTTTAGTATCAACGTAAGTAATGTAAGATCTACTACCCTCTACTCCAAAGATGATGAAATCATCGTTTGGTAAGGCAATTTGACCTACAGGGTTAACTAAACGGTTTTGACTTGTTATTATATTAACGGTTAGTTTAGTACCGTATTCATTACTTACAGCTAGTTTAGTAGGGTCAATAACTGCATTTAATGCATCACGGTAGGTGTCATCTGGCTGATCAGCTCGGCCAGTATCCTTAAACATTCCTTTTAAAAACTTCAAGTTTACCATATACTACTTATTCTTAATACATTCCATTATTTCTCACTGCACTTCTATCTAACTCTTCCCTAGTTCCTAAGTTCTCAAAGAAATTAGCATGTCTATTTAAGTTAGGGATAAGTCTAACCCATTGGTTCATAAATGATTCATATTTATCGATACTTGGGAAGTTAGCTTGGTTACGTGCTTGTGTGCAGTAAAACTTCCATTTAGCATCTGCAAAATCATATCCAATACCGTTCATTGAAGGTGTATACCCTCCAAGAAGCATTTGTTTGTACACATACCAAAATAAAGCTTCTTTGAAACTAATATCGTCTGGAACTAACGGATAACAATCGTCGTCAAGTGGAAAGGCCATATAGCTTAAACATATCTGGCCTGTTTGCATGGTAGTTTTTATGTAATCACCATCGATCACATAAGTCTCTTTAGATCTTGCAAACTTATTGGCACATTCTTCACAATGAAGATGAGCCGGGAATGTACTGGTCCCATATTGTAATGGTGTAAGTGGGTGACCAGAGTTTAGATACATGTTCTCAATAACAACCATTCTAGCATTCAAGTCTCGTAGTTGATTATTAAAACTTGCTGCATCTGAAGGATTAGATTGAACTAGAGTATTAAGAGTATCTATCTTTTCTATAATCTCTGTTAACTCTGTAGTTAATGCTGGATTAACAGCATTATTAACTGCAACTTGATTAATGTAATACAAATCAGCAGGAAGTAAAGCTTTGAAGTCTTTAATATTAAGAACACACCCTTTCTGTAAAAGTTGTGGTGCTGAACCTATATGTTCAAGTGCTTCTCCGATCCATTCAATAGCATCATCTATCCAGTTATCTCCTGGAGGTTTAAGGTCTCTCATGACCTTTCTAATGATTGCTTTACTTGATACTGTTTTGTAAATCATTTTATCCCTTTTTAAATCGTAAGTAAGCTAGGTCATCTGCAGTTAAAAGTTTAACAAGTCTTTCCTTATTTCCTTTTAACCCCCTAGTTGCATCAAATCTATAAGCAGATTTATTTTGTATCTTACATTTAAACTTAGTCCAGTGATACTCATAGTAATATTTATCTGTGTAGTAAATATGCCACTTAGTTCCCTGACCAGTCTCTTTAGTAAACAAAGGAACTCCTTGTTCTTGAAGCTCCTTTTTATATGCATGTGAAGCAGCCCAATCAATTCGTAGTATCCTTGGGTCTCTTTCTACTCGTCTAATTGACATAAGTCCGAGATTATTCTGCATGTTAAATTCTTTTCCTTCTAGTAGTTCATCGATAATCATCTGATTGAACTCAATGCATAATGCTGAAAATAATTTAAACTCTGCCGGATTTTCTACTTCTGATTTGTAATGCTTATATATTTGCTTTAATGTGTGTGATTTGCTGTTCATTTTTTAAATCATAGGTACATCCATGCATTCTCCACTATAACATCCTGTTCTTCCTTTCTTTTGTTTTTTACGAGCAGCAGATCCACGTTTTCTAGCAGCAGCAGAAGCATTTATTTTCTTACGTTTTTTAGGAGGAGTCATATTTTGAGAAGTTTTACTCATATTGCTTTCCATATCCATGTCTTCATTAAATCCACCTTCCTCTTTTCTAGCACGGCCTTTAGCAGCCATTTCCTGAAACTTAGATTTACCACCAGCTTTGTAAAGTTTCTTTTTACCTCCCATCATTTTTTCATCTTTTTTAGGCATTGAAGGGTATCCAAATTCTACTTCTTTAGATTCTTCTAAAAAAGATGCTTTTTCTTTAAGCTTTTTAGCTCGTTCGGCCTGTCTAGCTGCTTTGTTCAATTTTTGGCTAGCATAAGTCTCTGGAATAGATGTGCTGCTTTTAGCCTCATCTTCCATAGCATCTTGTCCTTTTTTCCAATTCTTTTGAGCCTTAGACATGACTTTATCTGCTCTTTTATTAAGTCTAGCAGATTTTTTACCACCATCTTTATATTTATCCATTGCTTCTTCTTTTTTAATTTTAGCTTCTTGCTTAAGCATCTCTTTAGTCGGCTTTTTACCTGACCCTCGTTTTGCTCTAATATTATTCCAAAGGGAGTTTTTAACTCCCAGCTTATTTAGCTTTGCCATTACTTTTCCCGAATTTAATTTCTTTATCAGGCTCCATGAAATTGCCGGCAATAGATGCAGCTTCAGCTGCTACTTCTTTTGCTCTTTTAGCTACTTCTTTCATAAGAGTTTTATCTTTAGTTAGCTCGTTGTAATCTTTAATTGTACGTAGAGCTGACTCAATCTTCCATGTACGATCTTCTTCGATCATAGATAGTCCTTTATTCTGCGTCTTCTTTTTTGCCATATTTGCGTGTTTTATTAGGTTTTTCTAAAAGTCCTCTTTCTTTTCTAGCTTTTAATGCTCTTTCCACATTAAACCATATTAGAGTTAAAGCCCCTATTACCCCTAATATCCATGTAATGGCTTCAGACATCATAGCCCAAGTCCATGCACCCCACATAAGGTTAATACCAGCCCACTCGAAATTGTTAAATAATTTATCCACTTGTATTGAATTTGTTTTCATGTTTACCAATTTTTACAGCTCCCACAGTTCCAAACCCGGAGAGATTTGTTTATTCGTGAGTTAGGGTCGCTTGCTGTTTCTGCAGAAGTAAGTTTAGCTTTCATACCACACATCCTTTTACAGAACGAATTTCTTCTTTTACCACCTTTAGGTTGAGGGGCTTTTAAGTCTGAACCAGGATTAGCTCTTTCGTAAGACTTTCGTCCTTTTTCATTTAGCCCTCCTTTGGGATTCTTACCTGATTTTCTTTGCCATGCTTGTGCCATTGTGTATCTTTTTATTCAGTTGGTTGATTAGAAAGTGGTGGAGGAACTGGGCCTAAATCTTGCATTCTATCGTTTGAAGTATCTGAGAAAGTTCCGGCTAATAATCTAAGCTCCCCACTCATCATACCAGCTGTAATACCTTGTACCATATCCATAGGCATAGGAAATGCACTAGCTGCAGTATAGCAGGGCTGTCCACCACAATCAATAAACTTAGCCACTTCTTCAGGGTCCTCAAAAATTCCTCTAACATTAACATACTTAGCTCCTTTATGATTTACAATGTAAAGATAATCTTCAATCATATAAGCTTTCATATTATTTTTAGTAAACTTATCTGCAGTTAGATAAGTTACTTCATAGGGTCTAATTAAAGGAATGCGACCAAGTCCAGTGATATCACCAACATAAGTAATGGCTTCCTCAAAGTTAAATCTAACTGTACGAGGAAGCTTTTTTATACTTCTATATGTAGGGCAATCAATATCAATATTACAGCACTTAGATAAATCTACTTTTTCAAGTTCTACACATCTTAAGTCTTGCTCTAGGTGCCGAGTAACAAGTCCATTACGAGCAAAGTCTCTACGTATAAAGACTGCTCTATAATGCTTAATGTTAAATTTAATTTGGTCTAATGATATGTACTCATCTTGAGAACTTCGACCTCCTCTAAATGCATTAAGAATATTGTATGCTATTTCGTCTAGAGTCATATAACTTTAATTATTCAGGTACTTGGTAATAGTATAACTCACCTTTAAAATTCATTGCTTTTCCTGATTTTGTCATTATTATTGAATAATTGGAATTAATTTTTCTATTTGATCTGCTGTAATATCATCTGGTAAAATTGATTCTGGAATAAGTTTTAGTTCTAAAGTAGCCTCTTCTTGCATTTTAGCATTAACTTTATCCATCTGCTCTTTTCTTTCTTGTATTACAGTAGCATTTTCTTTTTCAAGCTCGGCTAGTTCATCAAACTTTTCACTTTTAATTAACTCTTGAGCTTTAATTGACAGCTCAACAAATGCTTCAGAAGGTTTAGCAGCTTCATCTAATTCTTTTAAATGAGCAGAAATTACTTCTGAATTTTTAATGACTACTAGTGCATATCTAACACCTTTAGTAAATCGTGTCTCTTGCAGCGTGTGAAAGATATCCAAAAATTGTTTGTTTGTTAGAGTCATTGGTACTCCGTACTTAGTTGTTTTTAAACTGTTCATATAATTGTTATTTGGTTTGTTGCAAATTTATATTATTCTGCTGTATCGTAAAGACGAATCCAGCGATCTGTTCCATTAATTTTTACACGAATTGCCCCTACCTTAGAGCTTGTTGACCCAGTAGAAGATGAAATAGAATTAGCACTTGCTGCTCCGGAAGTTCCTACAAAAGCAACAAAGGATTCGTTTGTATCAACTTGTTCAAGTAAAAGTACAGGTTTATTTCCAGAGACATTATCTTGTTCAACAGCCAGTGTAGCATCAGTTGAAGCACTAGACCCACGGTTGATACCCACAGATTTGTTTGTAGAACCTTCAACTATCATCATTGAGTTAACGAATACTAATCCAGGAGTTCCTGAACCAGGTAATCCGCCTCTAATAAATACGTTACCTCCATCAGCAGCAGCCCCTCCGTCTCCTGCAAGTAAGTATAAATCCCCTCCGTTAGAACCAGAGCTAGTTGATGTTCCACCAGCTACAACAAGATCAGAAGCAGTAGCTACTGAAGTCATTTTTATAAACTGAGCTGAGTCTCCTTTTAGAGAGATGCCGTTTTTAATGTTTAAGTCTTGATCGAAGAAAGCTGATGGAGTAGTACTTCCAATAAATACTCTACCTGAAGAATCGATAGCAATACCTTCAGAATTTCCATCTCCACTTAACCAGCCAAATCCGTAGATATTATAGCTAGCTGCATTTAAAGCTGCAGTTAAAGTTGACAGACTAGCTGCGATACTGATAGTTCCAGAGCCATTGGTTATTGTTATATTGGTACCGGCTGTTAAAGTAGCTAGTACTGGACTCAATCCTGTACGACCAATTACAAGTTGACCATTAGTTGCAGCCCCTAAACTTGCTAAAGCAGAAGAACCATTGCCTAATAAAAGACTGTTTGCTGTGAAGCTTGTTCCCCCAGTACCACCGTTAGCTACAGGTAAAGTTCCTGTAACATTAGTTGTTAAGTTTACTGAAGATAAGAAGTTAGAAGTTGTGTTGTCACAAAGGCTTAAGTCTAAAAGATTAGGACTAAAGTTTACAGTTATATTGTTACTTGCTGTAGCAATTGTAATTAAGTTAGATAGTGACTTAATTCCTTTAAAGTTAAGTGTTGTTTTATTAGTTATACTAACGAACAAAGACTCACTAGTAGTCCCTAGTGTGTTTAATGTAGGAAATAAATCAGTAGCTAATAGTTTTCTATTAGTAGCTGCAACACCGTTTGCTACAAGTAAATAATCATTTACTCCTAATGAAGTGTGAGCTATAGTTGAAAGTGAACTTATTGTAGGCATTACAGTGTTATTTTTGTAGTATTATCTTCAAGTAAAATAAAGGCGTTATTTTCACCTTTAAGGTAAATATCTCCTTCAGGTGTAGGAGCCGGGGCCGGCCCAGTTGTTACAATGCACTCTCTGCAGAACTTTTCAGCAAAGTCTAGAAAATCTTGTAAATAAGTATTATCTCCAGAAATTGGAAGGTCAGTTATTATTGAGTCTCCACCTTCATCCAGACCTTCAAATTGCCAATCCCAAGATTCATATTTAAACCCAGGAAAAGGTTGTCCGGTAAATATGCAGTCTAACGAGTATTTGTTAACTGTTGAAGGTTCAGTAGGAATATTATCGTATTGGGATATTAAAAAGATTATTAATTCAAGTTTGCTAAGATCGTTATTTGAACATTTAACAGCTCCTTGAATCTTGTTATAATAAACCGTACCCTTAGAAGCTAGACAAGCTTTAAGTTGAGCTATAAAAGTAGCTATATCTTGCTGAGCAAATGTATACGGTTTATGTCCCATAGTTTACCTAATTAGCAGCCACATCCGCAGTCTGCATCACAAAATTCTTTTGCTTTTTTATATTTGTTAACGGCATCTGTTAAATTTGCAGTTGAATATGTGGAATGCTTGGCAGCTTCTATGAGAAGTTTGATTTTTTGAGCAGTGTGTAAATCTTCGTCGCATTTGTCACACTCACAATCACAGTTTATTACCTTATGTAGAAAGCCGGCAATGCAGCAGTTAATTTCACAGTGCCCGATTTCTAATTTAGTAGTACTATTGTCTTCATCGACAATTTCAAAAACACCATTAAATACTTCCCCAAAATCTTCGGAGTCTAGTTCATAGTACCCGTCTTCATCAGTAGTAATAGTATCGTTATAAGTAGTAGTAGTAATGTGATTAGTTACAGTAATTTCATAACTATCCTCAGCATTGAATTTAAGCTTTAAGAACTTACAATCTTTTGATACTTCTGCAAAGGTTAACATCTAAGTCGGTATTTAATGTAAAGATAAAAAAAAATAAATAAAAGTAGGGGAAATTACTCCCCTACTTTTAAAGTTAGATTAGAATAATCTTTCTGTGCTAGTAACACCCCAGTTTGCAGCAGATGCTCCAAGGAATACGGTGTCAGCTACTGTTGAACCAGCAGCAGTATCAATCACAAAGATTTTAATGCTGTTTAATTCACCTGCACGACCAATTCCAGTAGAACTAGGCCAGCCGTGAGCATACTGAATTTCAACAACATCATAAGCACGACCACTTACAGCAAACTCTGGGAAGCCGATTGGGAAGTACATACGATTGAAATTAGCATAACGACCTCTCTGAGATTTTTCATCAGAAAGTGCTTGCCAGTAGTTGCCTACACCAGCATCAAAACCGGTCATTACTGGAGCAGCTAGTGTTCCAGAACCGTCTGAGTAAGTGAAGATTACATCGAATACTACACCGGCATGACGAGCAGTAAGAACCATGTCAGTACCGTTGTCAGTAGTAGTAAACAAAGCATTCAATGTTGGATTAGCAGCAATCTTAGCAATAACTACATCATACAAAGTAGCTTCAGTAGAAGCATGTTCTGCAGCAGTTACCTCAAGGTTCAAAAGAGTACGACCTGCAGAGAAGTTACCCAAAAGTGGGAAAACAAATCCAGCTCCAGACAAGTCAAGAGCAGCAGGTGAAAGTTGGTCAAAACCAGCATAGGCAGTAGGAGCTGTACGGATAGCAATTTTTACAGTGATATCTTTAGCAGCTGGAGTACCCACGTTAATAGCAGCTGAGTGACGAACAGATGCAGCGTAAACTGTATGCTTAATTCTCTTAATATCTTTTACATTAATGATCGGACTAGCAATTGGATTACCAGAAGGCATAGTCTGAACAAGCTGTATTCTGTTAAGAGACATAATATCTACAGCAGCAGCAATGTCGATAAATGCATTAGCATCCACATTCCAAACACCAATTTTAGAGCTGGCTACTGCAGCAGTTGTGTTGAATGCTTCTGCGTCGTCAAGTAGAGTAGCACTGTTGGCAAAAAACACTTGACTAAGATTAGATGGTGCCATTTTAATTTAATTTAGGCGTTAAACAATTATTTAAAATCTACAAGTTATCAGTTTGACTGATATATCATTCACTCTCTAAGTTTTCAATAGATTGTGACTGATATCTCGGGTCTTGTATGCCCTCGAGAATGCTTTTTATCGTCATTTCAACTATTTCTTGATGTGTGTGTTCTGCTAATTCACACCCTTGACCTAAATTTAAGTTTATAGGTTTTGGTTTGCGAATATACTTTAAAATTGCATAATCAACAACAAAAGTATTATCAGAATAAAAATCAATAAAATTTTCTTCAAATGTATAGCTAGGTGTTCTATATCCGGTCTTATTAAATGGATCGTCCATACTTAGAAAAATATCATCATGTTGAAAATAAGAACACGGATAAATTTCTAATTTATTAGACTTATAAGCTCTAGTATCAATTCCATATGGACTTAGCTTTGCACTATAGACGTAAATAGCATTTCCAATACCTTGTGAGTTAACCCATGTAATTCTTAACCGGTTATTTCCTCCGTCTGGAATCCAAAAATCATTCGGGTTACTTGGGTTAGTAGTTAAATAAAGTTTATTAGGATCTGCAATTGGAGTTTGTTCTGGGCCAACATCAGATAAGATAACATTGCTAAACTCTATTAAACCAGTGAATGGTTGAATTTGGAAGTTGTAAGTAGCAAAATTAAAAAGTTGATTGTATGGAATTTCTTCCCCAAGAGGTGTATTAGTAATACTAACCCAGTTAGTCCCATCATATCTAGCAATTTCTGTAATGAAATAACCTGGAGATGGGGGAGTTAAATCTACTTCTACAAATCTAAAAGTTTTATTACTAAATACTGGAGTTATTTGATTACCACAGTCGTGCCCTACTCTTGCTCTTACAGATATAAGAAACATGTAATCATTTGGAAGAACTACCCTGTCTACATAGATAGGGGAAGTAGTGCTATGCATTACCGGATCGACATAAGGAATAAAAGTGTAGTCACTATGCTGTACTACTAAGTTCCTTAAGTCATCGATTCTTTTTTGAGACTGTTCAAACCCTCTACCAAGACGATTAGATGTAGGGTTATATCTTTGCTTAATAAATCTAAGCATAGCAGAGTTGAGCTCGTGATCGAGTTCTTCAGGAAGCAAGTTATCAACCTGAAAGGATGCAATTTTTTGCACCCCCAGGTTGACAGCTATATGCATTTCGTTAACAGTCATTAACTACTTTAATTTTAGTGGTTTAACTTACCACTTCTTTCAATCGTGCTCTCATGATATTAACTTGTCCTGAGTTCTTAGCATTTTTGAAGAAAATAACAGCATCAGTTAAATCATCTCCGATTGTCTCGTCTTGGAAAATAACTTGGTTCCCAATACGACGAAGAACTGACTTTTCTACCATCTCTTCAATTTCTGCTTGAATCTCTAAGTTTTTATCCTTAGCATATTTCAAGAAGCGGCCCGGCTCTCTTTCTTTATAATCGTACAGGTTATTCTCGAGCTCAATTGAAGTTAATCTATCTGGATTACCACCTGTTAAAACTCTGAGAAGCATTCTCATTATTTTCTCATCAGATGAAATCTTAATAAACTCTTTATCGGCATCTTTCTTAATCTGCACTCGTTCATTCTTTTTAAGCAAGTCTCTTTGTGGATCGTAGATGTAGAATCGTTTGTTCGAGTCTGTCATCATCTCATCTTCACTAGAAGCTACATGCTTATGCTTTTGACACCATTTAAAATAGATGTAATCCATCGTATTAGCAGGTGTCCCATTTTCGTCAACTGTAACGTCAAGCTCAACTCCTTCAAAAGGAACTCTTAGACTTAAACTAGCCCAAAAGTCTTTAGTTTTTGCTGGCCATTCTTGGTGACCTGGTGGAACGTCAATAAAGTTTTTTAAGAGTTTTTCCTCTTCTTTCCCTTCTACTCCTTTGAGTGGAAGTCGATCCACAAACATTGAACCTAGTTTAACTTTAGCTCCTGCTCGGATCTCTTTTGGTAGGTGATTCATCACCTCTTTTCTACGAATAATAACAGTAGACTTTTCCATATAAGTTCTTTTTTCAGTCCTTGGGAAAGAATAACCAAGTTTTTAATTAGTGACTTTACTTTTATACTTTTTATATCTTAAGTAAAAGGGAGGGAGATTTTACTCTCCCCCCTTTTATTGCAAACCAAACACACAAATTACGATGCAACACACTGAAGATCCAAGCTTGTATCGAAACGACGAAGCAAGATACCAGCAGTCTTAAGCATGTGAACAGAAGCACCGTCAATATCACTTGCACGAGTGTCATTACCAGTGAATCCTTTTGGAATTACTGAACCGGCAACACACCAACGAAGCATTTCACGACCTTTCTTGTTGATCATTTGTAGGTTGTTCTCACCATCATAAGTAGATTGGTCAACGAACACCATACGGTATGATTCAAGTGGAAGACCAGATACTGGGTGCTTAACAGAAGCTTGAGCTACAGGTCCGTGGTCAAACAAAGGAACTTTAACTACGTTAACTCTGTGACCATCTACGTGCTCATAGCTAGTGAAGTAACCAGTAATACCCAAGTTACGACCAGAGCCAGTAATGAAGTAAGGCTGTGAAGTTTGAAGGAATGTATTGGAACCATAGTATGCTTTCAATGCACGGTCAAACTCACGAGCTCCTCCGATACCAGTGTAAAGAGTAACTTGCTTATCAGTAGCATCAGTCATTCCATAGAACAAATCACCAATAACTTCTTCAATCTTATTCTGAGTAAGAGTTGCATAAGTATCTTTGTTGATGATCTGTTCGAAAAGACCAGGACCAGAGATAACTGGCTGACCATTTTCATCAAGCATAGTGGTTGTACCAGTAGCATCGTGGGTCTTCTGACCATACCAGTAGTACATTTCACACTCTTCTTTGAACTTAATCATATGACGATACTCTTCGTAGTCCATCCATAGCTTAGTCTTAGAACCTTCTTTCAAAGGAAGTTCAAACTGAGCTACATAATCTTTAGCATTACCAGAGAAGTGGTAAGACTTACGAATAGTACCAATTTTAGAACGAACGAGACCAGGAGCAGTCCAGTTAGATGCATTTCCACGAGAGAAATCTACACCTACGTTAGCATACAATTGACCCCAAAGTGCTCCATCAGCCAAGTCAGCTGCAGGAATAGAAGCAACATCTGGAGAAACAATTTTCAAAGTGTACTTCCAACCAGATCCGTCAGGAACAGGTTCAGTCATAATACGGGCCAACTTACCACTCTGAGAAACAAGAGTATAAGGGAAAATGAACCACTTATCAGGGAAGGTCAAAGCGAAAGGTGCTCCACCTGCTCCATTACCTGAGCTAGCGATTACTGGACGAACGTTGA